GAACTCGTCCACCAGAGCTGCGGATCCGGTCGGGCGCTCATCGTCGGGATCAGCGACCCCAGATCAGTGATGTAGAACGCTTCGTCCAGCACCACCCGGTCCGGCTTATCTCCCCCCGATCTGGTCCAGATTCCGCGGAGTTTGTCAAGTGAGTGTCCGTGACGCGGCGCAGACAGGCGATGAGCGTAAGACGCTGGTGGCTCTGCGGGACTCGTTGGCGGAGGCGATCGACGCTGCGGAACCGCATTTGCGGGCCCCGTTGGCTGGTCGGTTGCTGGATGTGTTGGCGGCGTTGGCGGAACTGGACGTGCCGGAGGTGAGCGCGAAGGATGACCTCCGTAGGAAGCGTGATGAGCGGCGGGCTGCTCAGCGGGTCGCAGGATCCGAGGTTCCTGAGCCGACCGGCGGGCGCGGTGGGAAGCGCGGGGCCGGAGGCGGTGGCTCTGGCGGCAAGCGCGGGGCTGGTTCTGCTCCCGTGGCAGGAGCTGGTTCTTGACGTAGCACTCTCCGAGGACGGCGCGGGGTTCTGTGCGTCGTTCGAGGTGGGTTTGGTGGTCCCCCGCCAGAACGGCAAGGGCGGGGTACTCGAGGCCGCCGAGCTTTACTGGCTGTTCTTGGATGATGCGGTGGAGTTGGTGACGCATACGGCGCACCGGTTCGACACGTCGCTGGAGCACTTCAACCGGATTCGTGCCCTTGTGGAGACGACCCCCGACCTCATGGCCGAGGTGCGGCGGATCTCTGACACGAACGGCAAAGAGCGGATCGAGCTCAAGAACGGCAAGCGGTTGCAGTTCAAGGCGCGCGCCAAGGGCGGTGGCCGTGGGTTCTCGGGTGACCGGGTGGTGCTGGACGAAGCGTTCTACATCACTGATCTGGGGTCGCTGATCCCGACGATGAGCGCCCGACCGGATCCGCAGCTCTGGTGGACGAGTTCGGCGCCGCTCCCACAGTTGGAGTCGGACGCCCTACGCAGGGTGATCAAGCGTGGCCGTGCGGGTGACATCGCCTATCTGGAATGGTCGAACGTCAAGGGCGCCGATCTGGATGACCGGGCGGTGTGGGCGGAGTCGAATCCGTCGCTGGGTGCGCTGATCGATGCCGAGTTCGTGGCGGTGTTGGAGCGGGCGACGCTGACGGATGAGGAGTTCGGTCGGGAGCGGTTGGGGATCTTCCCTGACCCGGACGAGGACACCGAGGTTCCGGGGTGGCTCGTGATCGGTGAGGACGCATGGAAGGCGTGCGGCACCGACGAGACGGCGAAGCAGTCCGAGAAGCCTGGCTGGCTGGTCGGTGCGGTGACCCTCGCCGTCGAGGTGCGACCGGATCGCTCTAGCGCCACGGTGGTGGCTGCGGGCGAGTGTCGTGAAGGTGGCATCGGCGTGGAGCCCGTGGCGTCGGGTGTCGGTGTCGGCTGGATCGTGGCCGAGGTGCAAGCACTGTGTGAGCGCGGTGACGTTGCGACGGTGGTTGTCGACGAGGGCGGCCCCGCTGGCGTGCTGATCGACCCGCTGATCGCGGCCGGCGTCGACGTGACACGGGTTGCGTTCGCGGATGTGAAGCAGGCAACCGCCGAGTTCTTCGATGCGGTGACCGCTGCGGAGGTGGTGCACCGCGACCGCCCCGAACTGTCGGAGGCGGTGGGTTGGGCGCAGAAGCGCCCGGCCGGTGATACGTGGCTGATCGACCGCAAGGGCCCGCACGATGCGTCACCGCTGGTGGCTGCGGTGCTGGCCCGGCATGGGCATTTGTCGCAGGACCGGGGCGGTTACGCCCTGGCGTTCTATGTGTGAGGAGGTGCCCGGGTGAAGCTGCCTGACCTGTTGCTTGTCGCCGCTGTGGCGCTTCTGACCGTGGCCGGCTGGCTGGTGGCCCCCGCTCTCGGCCTGGCGGCTGCTGGTGTGGGCTGTGGGGCTGGCTGGTTCCTGTTGGCTGATCCTGACGAGAACCAGTACTGATGCGCCGCATCGAACGGCTGCGGGGCCTACCCAAAGACAAGTCCGAGCGTTCGTCGATGTCGTTCCAGACGTGGGCAGACTCGTTCAAGTTCGGTGGCAACCGCTACGGGCTGACCGGGCTGCCGCAGCCGATCACGACGTGGGGTAAGGATGTGACGGAGGCGGCTCCGCCGACATTGGACGGCTACGCCTCGCACGGGTTCGCCGGGAACGGTGTGGTGTTCGCGGTGATCGCCCGGCGGCTCGCCTTGTTCACCGAGGCCCGGTTCCAGTGGCAGCGGATGGAGGGCGGCCGACCCGCTGACCTGTTCGGCACCCCCGCCCTGTCGCTGCTCGAGGTGCCGTGGTCGAACGGTACGACCGGTGACCTGCTGGCACGCATGGAGCTTGACGTTTCGCTGGCCGGGAACTTCTACGCCGTGCGGCGGGGTAACGCTCTGCGCCGGCTGCGGCCCGATCTGGTGTCGATCATCGTCGGTTCGCACAGCGGTGACCCGATCGACGCTGAACCGGTCGGGTACTTGTGGTGGCCGGAGGGCATGGGCAAGGGGACCCCGATCCGGTATCTGCCTGAGGACGTGGTGCACTTCGCACCGATCCCCGACCCGACCGCCAGTTACCGGGGCATGTCGTGGCTCACCCCAGTGGTGGAGGAGGTGCGGGCCGACACGGCCGCTACCCGCCACAAGGGAAAGTTCTTCGACAACGCCGCGACCCCCAACTTGGCGGTGTCGTTCGACAAGGCGGTCGCCAAGAAGGAAGTGCTTGACTTCGTGGAGTCGATGCGCGACCAGGAAGGCGCAGACAACGCGTACAAGACGCTTGTGCTGGCCGGTGGCGCCGATGTGAAGGTCGTCGGGGCGGATCTCAAGCAACTGGACTTCAAGCTCACACAGGGCGCCGGGGAGACCCGTATCGCTGCGGCTGGTGGTGTGCCTCCGATCATGGTCGGCCTGTCCGAGGGTCTGTCCGCTGCCACCTACAGCAACTATGGGCAGGCTCGGCGGGCGTTCGGTGATCTGTGGGCCCGACCTCAGTGGCGTGAGGCTGCGGCGGCGCTCGGGTCGGTGCTCCCTGCCCCGTCCGGGTCGCGGCTCTGGTACGACGACCGCCACATCCCGTTTCTTGCTGAGGACCAGCGCGACGAGGCCGAGATCTTCGGCGCCGACGCTGCGACGGTCCGCACGCTCACCGACGGCGGCTACGAGCCGGCGTCGGTGCTGGCCGCGGTGCAGTCACGCAACTTCTCCCTGTTGAAGCACTCCGGCTTGTTGTCGGTGCAGATGCAGGCCCCAGGCACCACCGGTACCTGACCCCCCATCCCTGAACGCAAGGAGGGCGTTATGCCCCGCTTGACGCGCTCGCTTGCCGCCCCTGACGCCGTGGTGTCGCGGTCGGTTCCGTTCAAGCTCACCCGAGCCGACGACGACCCCGAACCGGGCCGCCAGCTCTCCGGCTACGCCGCGGTGTTCGGGTCCCCGACCCGGATCGACTCGTGGGAAGGCCGCTTCGATGAGGTGATCGCCCGTGGTGCGTTCGCCCGGACGATCAACAACGGCACCCCGGTGGTGCAGTTCGACCACGGCCACCACCCGTCGATCGGGTCGCTGCCGATCGCTGGCCCGCCGAAGCTCACCGAGGACAAGCGCGGCCTGTGGGTTGAGGCTGAGATGCACAAGGCCGAACTGTTCGAGTCTGTGCGTGAGGCGATCGCCTCGGGTGCCATCACCGGCATGTCGTTCCGGTTCAGCGTGGTGCAAGAGGAGTGGGACGAATCCGAGGACCGCGAGGTCCCGCTTCGCACGATCACTGAGGTTCGCCTGTTCGAGCTCGGCCCGGTCGTGTTCCCCGCCTACACCGACACGACGGTGGGTGTGCGGTCCGATCTGGACCGGCTGCTCGCTGACCCCGAGACGGTCGCACGTCTCGCACAGATCCTCGGCACTCCCCCGGCTGTGCCGGACGGACCCGCCGACCCCGCCACGGACCCGCTGCCGGCGCAGCACTCCGGGCTCACCCCCGACGCACGGTCCCGTGCGCTCGAACTTCTGATCCCTGGAGGGTCCAAGTAATGAACATCACCGAACTTCGCAACGCGCTGGAGTGGATCTCCGCTTGCCTGCGTGGCATCGACCAGGCCGCGAACGCCCGCGGCGCCGACCTCACCGACGTGACCGAGCGGACCGCCGCCGTGGCGCTGACCTCCGATGAGGAGGCCCGCTGGAACGAGGGCACCGCCGAGATCGAGCGGCTGAAGTCGCTCATCGCCCGTCACGAGCAGGTCGAGCGCCTGACCGCCGAGGGCCAGACCCGCACCGAGCAGGGAGTCCCGAACGTGATCGTTCGCACCAGTGACGCCGACCTGTACACCCTCGACGGCGTGGCCTACGGCTCCGCTCAGGGTGTCCGGGATCGTGCCCTCGCCGTGATCGAGCGTGCCCAGGTCGGGGGTCTCTCCGACGCGCAGCGTGAGGGCGCCGAGTCGACCGTCCGCCGCATGGATCCGTCCATCGCTGAGCGGGTGGTCCTCACCTCGGCCCCGGCCTACCGGTCCGGGTTCCTCAAGCTGGCTGGTGGTCGCGGTGAGCTGCTGACCTCCGATGAGCGTCAGGCCGTCGAGCGTGCCGTGGCCCTCGGTGGCACCGGCGGCTACGCCGTTCCCGCCCTGCTGGACACGACCATCATCGACACCGGCACCCACAGCGAGAACCCGATCCGCCAGCAGGCCACGATCAAGAAGATCACCGGCACCCACTGGAACGGCGTCGCGTCGACCGGTGTGTCCGCCACGTGGGAAGCGGAGGCCGCCGAGTCCGGCGACGCCGCCCCGACCCTCGCCCAGCTCCAGATCCCGACGTTCAAGGGCAACGTGTTCGTGCCCTTCTCGCTGGAGTCCGAGGACTGGGCGTCGATGGAGGCCGACGTGTTCGCCATGATCACCCGGGCCAAGGACGACCAGGAGCTGGCCGCGTTCACCACCGGCAACGGCACCAGCGCCCCGCAGGGCATCGTGACCGCACTCGACGGCACCAGCTCGGAGATCGCCCCGACCACGGCCGAGACCTTCGCCAAGGCCGACGTTGACAAGCTGATCGCCGCCCTGCCGGCCAAGTACCGCCGCCGCGCTTCCATCCTCGGGAACATGGTCTGGTTCAACGCCATCCGGGCGTTCGAGACCACCATCGGTGTGGGGTCGTTGATCTCCACCGCTCCCGCCGACTACGCCGGGGACCTTCGGATCGCCGGCTACCCGGCGTACGAGTGCTCCGACATGGACGCCGTGCTGCCGAACGCTGCGGCCACCGCCGACAACTTCGGTCTGGTGTTCGCGGACCTCAGCTCGGCCTACTACATCGTGGAGCGCGTCGGGCTCACCGTCGAGCTGATCCCGCACCTGTTCCACACCGGCAACAACTACCCCTCCGGTCAGCGCGGCTTCTACGCCTGGTACCGGACGGGCGGTGAGGTGGTCAACGCCACCGCCGCCGTGATGCTGTCGATCCCGACCGCGGCTTGATCCACCTGACGTGATCCCCTGGCCCGCCCTGTTGAGTGGCAGGGCGGGCCAGGACCCCTCACCCGTTCCCCTCGCAAGTTCTGACCCCTGGAGGGTTCCAATGCTGCGTGCCTCGACGACGTTCTTCGCTGGTGATCGGCTCGTGCAGGCGGGTGAGATCGTGTCCGGCTCGGATCCGATCGTGAAGGGCCGTGAGGCTCTGTTCACCCCGGTGCAGGTGACGTTCCCGACCGTGGCGCCGGTGGAGCAGGCGACGGCCGAGCCTGGGGCCCGCCGCTCGGTGCGCCGGGCCAAGGCCGCCGACGATGGCTGAGACTGCGTACCTGTCCGCGGCGCTGGTGCGGGAACGCCAGCCCCGTCTAGGTGACACGTCGAACGCTGAGATCGTGCGGCTCGTGTCCGAGTTCGAGCGGATCGCTGAGCGGTACCGCGGCGTTGCGTTCACGACCCGTGAGGTCACGCACCGGGGGATGCCCCGCCGTGGCGTCCTCGAGTTGCCCCACGTCCAGATCATCTCGGTCACGTCTGTGACGGATTCGGACGGCAACGTCCTCGTGTTCGATACCGACGATCTGGACAAGGCCCGCGGGTGCATGTTCATCAACCAGGCCGGGTGGATCACCGTCGCTTATACGCACGGGATCGCCACCACCCCTGAGGGGATCTTGTCGGCGTGTGCTGCGTATGTGATGCGCCGGGTTGCGAACAACAACAGCGGCACCAGCCGGGACGTGTTGTCGCAGAACTTCGACGGTGGCACCACCCGCTACTCGACCCCGAATTGGGATGAGGGCCGGCCGACCGGGTACCTCGACATCGACGCTGCGCTGAACGCCGAGCAGGACTACCGGTTCGGTGGCTAACCCCACCACCACCGTCTGGTGGTCGACCGCCCAGGAACTGGTCACGCTGCTCCGGGCCCACGCCACCCTTAACGGGGTT